GCGCTGATCGGCGAGGCAGGACCAGAAGCCGTTGTGCCATTAGATCGCATGGCCACAGGCGGCGGCGTGACCATCAACGTAACTGGCGGACTATCCACAAGCGCCGAGATCGGTGAATCTGTTGTTAACGCGTTGCGCGCCTACTCACGGAGTGCAGGGCCGTTGGCTCTGAACATTGCCTAATGCCAGGCGTCGCGGTCGTTGATTCAGGTAACTATGACCTGCAAATAGAAACAGGATTTATTGTTAACTCGTTTACGCTTGACAACGTGACATCAGGTGTTCTTGACAACACGTTTTTTGTGCTTGACGGAAACACAGAATATGCCGACGTCATGGCTGACTGCACGCAAGTAAATGTTAGGCGCGGTCGTCGAGATTCTGGTGATCAGTTCAGCGCTGGCACGATGACATTTACCATCCGCGACGTGGACGGCATTTTTAACCCGTTTGACGACAACAGCCCGTATTACGACACACCGCAATCTAAGCCAGGTCTTGCACCTATGCGTAAAGTGCAGCTCATCCGCTACGACCTAAGCAACAATGCCCAATACATCTTTTCTGGATACGTCATCAATTTTGACTACAACTTTGCGCTTGGCGGTTTAGACAGCGTCACCGTGTATTGCGCTGACCAGTTCTACTTGTTGTCACAGACCTACATGAACGAATACAACGTGAGCGCTCAATTATCAGGTGCGCGAATCACCTCTGTTCTTGACTTGCCAGAAGTTGCGTATCCTGCATCCCCTCGAAGCATCGCCACCGGCACAGTCAACCTTGGCCATGATTCCGCTTACACCGTGCCAGCACAAACAAACGTGCTGCAATACATCACCCAAATTAACGATACAGCCGAGTTCGGTCGCATATTCATGTCACGTTCTGGGACAATTACATTCCAAAATCGCATTGGAACAACCCTTAGCGCGTCGGTAGCCGACTTCCATGACGATGGCACCCAAATTAAGTACGACGGTCTTGGCATCTCATTTGAGGCGAACGAGGTCGTCAATAGATCTGTGCTGACGGCCTTAGACGGCAAAACAGCGACAGCAACTAACGCTGGGTCAATAGCAGAATACTTTACGCAAACCAGCGCCATCACAAACAGCCTGCTACATCAGCAAACAGAAATAGATACCGCAGCTGCCTACCTGCTCCATCCGCAACCCGAGCCACGGTTCACATCGGTGGAAACCAAGTTCTTGATGCTGACCGACGCACAAAAGGACACGCTGGCCACGGTAGAAATTGGTGACACAATCAACATTCAAAAGACGTTCCCAAGCGGTGCCGGCACAACCCAATTGGCACAGGATTTAAGCGTGGAAGGCATTGAGCATTACTTGGATTACTCCACAGGCCACCGTGTGCTGTACTCGACTTCCCCGACCGTCATCGTTTATGAGCTGATCTTGGACAACGCTACATATGGCACACTTGACCAGTTCAATGTTTTAGGATAGGAGACACTATGGCTAACCCATTCCCTTTCACCGCTGGTCAGGTGCTAACTGCTGCACAGATGAACGGCATTGGCGAAGCAACTGCAAGTTACACGCCAACGCTTGGTGGCATAACTATTGGAAACGGCACCGTTGTCGGCTCTTTCACACGAGTCAATAAACTTGTTTACGGTTCGGTAACAATAACGCTTGGCTCAACAAGCGCAATAACAACAACCGTTACTTTTTCTTTGCCAGTTACCGCTGCAGCAAACTCTGCTAGTTTGTTGATAGGTAACGGTTACTACTTTGACACAAGCACAAGTGAAACATATTTAGGTGTTTCTTTTAGGTCAAATACGACAACATGCACGCCGTTTGTTTCGGCTTCTGCTGGCGCTTATTTGGTGCGAAGCATCATCAATGCCACCGTGCCGGTCGCATTTGGTAACGGAGATTCACTTGTTTACCAATTTACCTATGAGGCCGCATAATGAATTACCTTGACCTAATCCAACCTTGGGAAGAAGAAGCCAACATTGAAACCGACTGGCTATTTGAGCGCATCCGTTTGTGGCGCAATCAAGAACTTGCAGCATCCGATTGGACACAAGTAGCAGACAGCACAGCCGACAAAGCAGCGTGGGCAACCTACCGACAGAAATTGCGCGATCTGCCAGCAAGCAACGCAGACCCAAAAAAGATTAAGTTTCCTACACGCCCTGCATGAAATGGCGTTACCTCATCGGCTACGGCGCGCTAATCGCAGTCGTTGTGTGGGGTTGCGCTGGCTGTAGTTATGACGGCTCATACCGTTACCCATGCCAAGACGCAGCCAACTGGAAAAAGCCAGAATGCGAACCACCACTCTGCAACCCATCTGGCACATGCACGAAAGACCTGATTTATGAGACCAAGACTGAAGCCTGAAGAACTACACGCTCGGCTAATCGTGATCGTCGGAATTATCCTTGCCAGCGTCTTTGCCGTCACCGTGCTCGGGTTTGTTTATGCGCTGATGTTTGTAACCCAGCCAATAGGTCATCAATCACCCAATGACGCGGCATTTATAGACCTGTTATCCACGTTGACCGTATTTATGACCGGCACGTTGTCAGGCTTAGTGGCCTCAAACGGGCTAAAGTCAAAAGCAAAAGAAGGAGCCAAAGATGTTGAAGCCTAAAGACAAAGCCTTACTCGCCTCATACGGTCGCTCAATGCTTGCTGCCGTCGTTGCGCTCGCGGTAACAGGCAACACCGACCCATCCGCATTGTTGGCAGCTGCGATCGGCGCGGTATGCCCAACAGCATTGCGCTATTTCAATCCTAAAGACATGAAGTTTGGTCGTGGCAGTAGCAAAGGCTAAGGCTGGCGTGCCAAACGCACGCGACTACATAGGCAACGCAGACGGTGCATCACCAGCACCACGTGCCGGCATGAACGAATGGATTAAACAAGCAATCGCTGCATCGAATGGCGCGCTTTGGAACAACGGCTCTTGGGGTCAACGTGACATGCGCGGTAAGCCAGGCTCATTGTCGGTTCACGCAACTGGGCGCGCTGTAGATTTGTCGTATCGCAAAAGCGAAAAGAACCCAAAAGCAGGACGCAAAGAAGCGCTGGTTTTTATTGACAAACTGGTTGCCAACGCAAACGATCTCGGTTTGCAATGCATTTTGGATTACTTCCCAGAACCACAAGGTCGAGCATGGCGTTGCGATCGGTACGCATGGCAAAAATATGACAAGCCAACAATTCATGGCGCGCCAGGTGGCGACTGGTTCCACATTGAGATAACGCCACAGGCCGCCGACTCGGTAATCTTTGTAAAAGCCGCATTCCTAAAGGTGTTCGGGGAAATCCCACCCAAGGCTTGATCTATGTTCTAGGGTCGGAGTACCGACAAAAGGACAGGCAATGACTGACATCCAGATATTCGACTACAGCGTCTATACGGGAGTGATGGACAACGGTCAAGAAATCTTGGTGCAAATCTTCACCAACCCCGACTCGGGAAAGTTCCTCATGGGACAAATCGCATTCAGAATGGCATCCTCATCATGGGGCATGCCCATACCTTTGGAGAAACGATGAACTATTTTGCAGAGAAAATCATAGGGCTAGTGCTTTGTACAGTCTTTGGTGTTACGGCGCTCACAGGCGCTCCTGACGCGTCTGGTAGCCCGTCTGGGACTATCGCCTTAGCGCCTTTAGACGTTGCGGCATACCTAATTGAGCCAACCACGACTACCAGCTCAACGATCTACATTGACCCTTATTCGTCGGCTTGTGAGCAGTTCAGCGCGCTCGCCGTCAACCTTGGTTGGCCTGCCGATCAGCGCACCGTGCTTGAATCAGTCATGTTCAGGGAGTCGCGTTGCATACCAAACGCCTACAACAGCAAAGACCCGAGCGGTGGCTCGCGCGGTCTAATGCAGATCAACGGATTTTGGACACCATGGCTAACTAATGCCGGCATTATTACAAGCGCAGAAAACTTGTTACAGGCTGAAACTAATCTCCTTGCAGCGTTAGCAATTTACAACTACGGCGTCAAGCGTCACGGTTACGGCTGGGGGCCATGGAGTGCAACAAAATGAGCGAAGGTAGCGCAT